CAGCAATTATTCTTGCTGGAATAGTTGGGGGCAGACTTGCTGGCTCGCTAGCTTCTAGCGGTGCGGCTTTGGTAGCTAGAACATCCGCCACTGTGGCAGCTACTGCGTCCGAGGCTGAAGCTGCGACAATGACATTGCGCAGAGCAGCAGCAGAGAGGCAATCCGCCTTAGCTTTGCTTTCAACTGCCAAGCTTGAGCTTCAAGCGGCGCAAGGAACAAATGCATATGCTTTTGCAAAAGCAAATTTAACCGCGCAATCTTCGCTTGCAGCTGTCGCTGTCGGCAATTACAACAAAGCAGTTGTTGCATCAAATGCCGCAAACGCAGCAGCAGCAGCAAGCACATCTATTTTAGCAGCAGCAAGCAGGGCAGCAAGTGGAGCTCTTGCGTTAGTTGGAGGCCCTGTAGGTGCGGCAGTATTGGCTGGATCTGCAATAGCATATTATTACGCAACAGCAGAAACTGCTGCGGAAAAAAGCGCAGCACTAACTGAAGAAGTAGATACTCTGGCCCAGTCATTTACAGGCTTAACTGCGGTGCAAAGAGCGGTGGCTGTAGCCAAGATATCTACAGAAATGGCAGATGTTAGAGAGAAATTAATTAGCGCAAATGACGCCCTAAACAACTGGACTGAAACGGCAAAAACAGACCCATTTGCAAATCAGCAAGTAAAAAACTATAAAAACCAAGTAGAAACATTAAATGAAGAATTAAACACTTTATCAACTAAGCAGCAAGCTCTGTTTAAATCTGGACTGCCAACTATCAGCAAGGATCCTGAAAAAGTACAATTTAGTGCAACAGGAAATACTGGTGATGATAAAAAAGCAGCCGCAGACGCTAAAAAGCTTGCGGCGCAAAAGGCTGATGCAGAGGAATATCTTGAGCGACTAAGGCAGTCAAATCTAAGTGAAAAAGAAATGATAGAAGTTCAGCAGAGGGACAAGGCTCAGATTTTAGCTGACTTTTACACCAAAGGTCTTATTGACGTACAAAGATATCAAGATGGATTGACTAGCATTATTGGCAATTCTGAGAAGGAAAGGATTGAGCTAGAGTCAAAATCTGAAGCTGAAAGGCAAGCGCTTGTAAATTCAGTAGACCCAATACAGAAGCTTAGAAGCGAGAGGGATGCTAGGATTGCGGTGATAAATGAATATGATGCTATCGAAGGCTCAAACCACATATTATCTCTTGAAGCAAAGGCTGCGGCAGACTCGATCTATAACGAAGGTGTTTTGATTGCGCAAGAAGAAAGATTTAGGAGCATGTCAGATTCAAATGCGTTTTTACTTGATTCTCTTGATTCTCTTGAAAGCGCTGGAAGCCAAGCTATCGCGGGAATAATAACTCAGACAACAAGCGCAGAGGATGCCATGAGAATGCTTGGCAGAGCAATAATCGGTCAGGGAGTTAGCGCTCTTGTTGAGATGGGCGCTCAGTATTTAAAAAATATGATAATAGGCCAAACTGCTTCGGCAGCGACAGCAGCGACAGCAGCAGCCACTGGGACAGCAATGGCTGCATCATACGCTCCTGCGGCTGCGCTTGCATCTCTAGCATCATTTGGTGGGAACTCGATTCCAGCAACCGCTGGGATCGTATCAACGATGGCAACAAGTCAATCATTAGCCATTCTTGGGGCTCGTGAGCAGGGCGGCTCTATGGTGGGCGGTGGAGCTTATCAAATGGCTGAGCGTGGCAAAGCTGAAGTTATCATGCCTGCTGGCGCGTCACGCGCTCGCACTGCTGCGCAAATGCGCGATATAATGGGGCAGAATGGCGGTGGAGCTTCCAACGTGACAATTGTCAATAACACAACTGGACGAGTTGATAATGTTCAAACTGAACAGCGCGACGATGGGATGTTGATGATCACTATCGAGGAAAACATTATTAACCAAATGCTTGATCCTGATTCCAGAATGTCGAAAGCTAGGCGATCAACAGCTAACCAAGCGGGGTTTTAAATGAGCTACCATATCTTCCCTAAATCATTAAAGCCTATTGTCAACAGCGGCTACGGACAGACTAGAGGATCAAACATCTGGCGATCACCCGTGCAAGGCGGGTTGACTAGACAAGGACGTAATACATACTACGATCCAACACCGATAAGTATCGCTTTAGTTGTTAGCAAATTAGGCCGTCAAGCGTTTTGGTCATTCATTGCAAAGATTGACGGAGGGGCGTCATCGTTTTTGATGGAGTTAGACACTGGTAATGGCCTTGAAATGCACAATGTCCAAATTACAAGTGACATAAGAGACACAACTCAAACTGATGTTTTTTACAATATTCAGTTTACAGCCACAGCCGAAAGAACAAGCATTCAAGATCAAACTGAGTTCAGCGATACGCTAGTAGATTTATTTGGCGAATATGGCGATGGATTACCAGCATTCCTAAACTATTACGAGATTTATTGCACAACGCCAAACTTTATCAATAATTTACCAGAGCCAAGCTAATGAGCCAGCAATCAGTAGAAGAAGCTTACAGGAAGGTTTTAGCGTCAAATCCTGACGGCGAAATAACGCTGCAAACAATCGAGCTTTATCACCCGCTAATGTCGAAGCGGTATCGGTTTGTCATCGACACTGTGCCGCTGACAGCTTATTTGGAAACTGGCGAGTTAGTGACATTCGAGCCAGTTAACGCAGACGCAAAAGGGGCATCAAACAACGCTGATATGAATCAGTCAGCGACATTCACTATTGCCGACCCTGAAAACCTGATTGACGATGAGCTTGATAGAATACCGCTGAACAACGAAACCGACCCAGAGCTGACATTTAGGTCTTACTTGCTTTCTGATTTATCATATCCAGCAGACGGACCAGTAGTTTACGAAGCGCAAGACATTAACCAAGGAAAAGGCACTTTCACGGCTTCTGTATCTGCGCCAAAACTAAACAGCAGAGGCACAGGGTTAATTGTAACTCCAGCACTGTGCCCACTGATACGAGGGTTTATGACGTGAACGAATTGGCTAAATACACAGGACTTCCATACGATTTTAAAAACCATAACTGCTGGCAATTCGTGCGTAGGGTTAGAGCTGATTACAATCTTAGTACTCCTGAATTTGATTGTACTCATCCTGATTTGTCAGACTCAGTTTTCATTGCTGCTCACGATAACAGCAAGGGGCTCAAACAAATTCAATCACCTGAAAGGCTATGCGCGGTGCTGATGATGAAAATCATTATGGGGCGCGAGGTGTGGCACTCAGGAGTTTATATTGACGGCATGGTTTCACACTGCGATAGATACGCACGACAAGTACGCCTAGATTCGCTAGAATCGCTAGTTGAACAATGTGAGAGGGTAGAATTTTGGCGCTAATACATCACCACACTAAAAAATCAAATGGAGAGTTTGAGCGCGTCGAGTGCGCCTATTACTCAAGCCCTGCTGAGTTTGTGATAAATAAAATTCCTAAAGGAGTTCCATTTCGCTGCTACAAAGACGGCGTTGATATTCGCGAAGATATTGATGCAATGCTTCAGGATGGTGAGTTTACTATCGTTGAAGGAAGCGGAAATGCAGTATTAAACCCATTTTCATCATTTAATGACCCGCTTGGTATTAACCGAAAAATCCGTGATGCGATATTGCCACAGCCAGAAGAGGTAAACAAACAAGCGGCAAGCGCAAACAATAGCTTAACCGACCGCAATAACAAGCCGCGCCCGTATGCTCGCGCTTATGACATTTGCGGCACCGTACAAAGCATACCAAGCGACTTGATGCAGACGTACAACATTTACGACTCTACTAACAGACAGTTTCAATACGGTTACTACTACATTGGCCGAGATTATTTAGACACACCGAACGATGGTGTAACGGATGGAGACACAATATTAAGCACGATCACTGGCTCAAGTGCCAACATTTACGATCCGTTTACCAGTCCAAATAATTCAGCTCCACGTCAAATAATTGGCGAGTCAATCACAGAGCCTTTATTTATTACTCAGCGCTCACAGAATGTTGACGGTGGAGAGCTAAAGGCTCCTAACGAATATGTGCTTGGATTAAAAGGTGATGGCATAGCGGTAAGCTGTCAATTATCAGGTGTGATTGGTGCGCTGGTTGAGGCTTCTGGTACGCTTAGATTTGATGACTTATTCAAAG